ACGTGCTCATGTTGCACGCTCGACCAGATGAGCTGGGGCTGGTTGGGCTTGAGCACGTGCCAATCCGTTATGCAGCACCAGTCAGTGAGCAACTGGTGCGTGCTCGGATACCAGCGGATGACGGGCACCGATTGGAGGCGGCCCTGACCAATCTTCGTCACCATAAGCGTAGGACCGGTGTGGTGTTCGAGGACCCATACGCATGGATGAAAGCGAATTATTTGAAGTCGGAGTGGGAGCAGATACCGAGTGTTGAGCACTTGGGGCTGAATTTCAAGCGTGTGGATAGTGTAGGACGTGTGGAGTGCCGCGCTTGGGGGCTAGCCACTCTTCTGTGCAGTAGCCGACGGGCGCTGACAAGGGCTAGTGCTGAGAGCTTGGGATTGGGCTGGATGTACCAGGACCTAACAGGGTTCACTTTGGATGAGCAAAGCACAGCGGAGCTGAGACTGTGCACTGAGATGGGCAAAGTGCCTATATCTGTGGCACGTAGCATTTACAAAGCAGCTTTCTCAGGCCGCGTGCCTGGTTGGCTTTGGCGCGCAGGCGTGGAGGCTAAGAGCAGGTGGGTCTGGGAAGACTTGCGAGACACAGAAGACCAGTGGAAGCGAGTAGCCAGAAGGAAGCCTCTACCGGGGTATGTGGTGTATGACAGCAATGTCAGTGTAAAGGGCCCGTCAATGCAAGGTAAGGTGCGAAACTCGATGTCAAAGGAAGTGTTGCAGTGGATAGACGCCTGCCCCAGAGAGGACTTGCCTACTGAGGACTGCCCCAGCAACCTGCTGGAGATGATTAGGAACGCAGCTCGTGGGAAAGGGCAGCACAGTGACTCCTTGTTAAGGTGGGCGTTCCCTAGCACCTCTGGGACCCTGGCTGCACGTGAAACATACGACATTGTTCTGGCAGCGCGTGTAGCACGAAAGCACAACGTAAAGCTCACGGAGCAAATCATTATGAGTTCTATCGGGCTGGGGAGCCAGTGTGTAGCTAGAGTGCTATTGACTGGGGTGTTGTCACCGGAAGGTAGACGCATCGCAGAAGGCATGCTTCTGGCTGGATGGACCAGCTGGGGGTTGCGTGCTGTAGAGGAGTTGGGAAAGTGTGTTCACGAGGTTGTGCGATCATCCGGACTGGTCTGGGTTCCGCGTCTCAAGCTTGAGGGCGGGAGTCCAGATAGAGTGATGTACATGCATCTGCTCTCCGGGCGGTATGATTTCCGAGAGCTTGATGTCAGCGCCGCGCTGCTGGACCGCGGCACCCTGAACCCTCCTAAAGGCACTCACACGAAACATGGATTTGACACCGAGCTGTTCGCTAGCAGAGTTGAGGAGATAATGGCTCAGGACAGACTAGTGGCGGCCAAGCGTATAGGCCGCAGGCAAGGCCAAGGCTTGGATGTTTTCCTAGCTAACTATAGCAAATTTGGGGCGTCAGGCAGTTGTAAGAGGATGCGAGGGAAGCTGAGTGTCCTATGGCGTGGTGAAGAGCATGAAGTCGACAATCCCAGCAAGATGGCTTGGTTGGCCAGTCTGGGTCCTCAGGATCTGGTGGAGGTGGTCTACGAGGTGGCTGAGACAGGAGTGCGGACAACCGGAGTGCGCAAAATGGAAAGTGGCAAGTTGCGAATGCTGTTGCCTGGGCCTGAAGCTCATTGGCTAGTGGAAACAATGGCGTTGTTGGATTCAGAGAATCAGGTATTCCGAATGCACAAAGAGATTGAGCTGGAGAAAACAAGAGTCGATTCTTTGCATAGTCTGATGGAGCGGCTGAGGTGGGTGACTGAAGGCATGCATGTAGCAGCTGAGGACTTTGATGACTACAACATCTTGCACGATCACAGCACCATGGCAGCTGATTATCGCAAGCTGGCAGCTGAAATAATGGTGCAGACGGGTATAAAGGAGAGTGAGGCAAGGCATATAACAGCATCCAGTTCCATACCTGCTGTGGCTACTGCGTGCTGCTTGGTGATGTCGGAAGCAATGCATGACATGTGGGCGCGCGACATGTCCAAGCCAGATGAGTGGGTTCACCAGATAAGAGGGCTGTGGACAGGGTGGCGCTCAACAATGTGGTTTAACACGAGATTCAACCGCGCCTATTCCCACGCAGTGCAACGTGGCGTTGAGGAGGAGTATGGCTTCAGGGAGCTGGAGCATCTGTACTTGGTGGGTGATGACAGTCTCTTAGCATCACCCACCGAGTACGAGACTCTAAGAAGGTTGGAGGCCTACGACCTGTCCGGGCTGAAGAGCCAAGCATCGAAGCAGATGGCGGACGATGAGCAAGCAGAGTTGACCCGCATTATGCACAGGAGCGATGGAACAGTGAGCGGTTCATTGATGCGAGCAATATGCAATGGAGCAAGCGGCGATATGCAAGGCATGGGGGTTAATCCCGGTCCGCACATGGCACAATCGCTGAAGTCACAGCTACAGATGTGGGTGCGGCGAGGCGCGGACTATGACGTAGTGGAGACGTGTCGTCGTGAAGCCATAGGTTATTGGGTGCACTTGCGCATCAAGGACGATGCAGGTAAGGTGCAGAGCAAGAGAATCCCGCTGCAGATTGTGGAAAGTGATGAGCGACATGGCGGCCTAGGCCTGTGCCCAGTAGGTGAGATTCCAGCGAGGTTGGTAGAGCCAGTGTTGTTGAGTCGGAACAACTTCAGAAGCGCAGTGACCAAGAATGTGGCTGCACAATGGGATGTGTCCAATGCGAGCAGAGCAGCCGATCATGCCAACAGGCGATTCTGGCAACAGGGCTACAGTCTAGATAAGACCCGAGCCGAGCATTGCTTGGTGGAAGGAGTGTATGGCAGCAACCAGCCTATGCAGTTGATGGTATTGCAAGCTCAGTCCGAGCACGGTGACTGGGCAGAAGCAATATCTGAGTGGGAACGACGTGGTGGCGCATCGCGTGGGACCCAACCCATAGGTTTGGGTCTGAAGGCCAAGGTGGATGTGGCTAGCGCCTGGGGGTTGCTGGCAGTCGACGGGATGCGTAGACAACTGGTGCGCAGAGTACCAGATAAGCTGGTGCGTCGGTGGGAAGCACCATGGTCGAGGGTCAACACGTTGGAGGCTGTGGCTCTCGGAACGGCTGCAGGCGCCCCTAGCGTCCTCAATGATGTTAGGGTGAAAGGACGTCGTGTGCCTAAGTTGAGTGTAGTACGTAAGATGTGTGCCAGGCATCGGACACTACCGGCTCTGATGAGTCAGGTGGGAACTGCGCTGGATAGCTTCGTTAATGGAAGAATAGACAGACCTCAGTCTGTGGGGCTGATCGCACCAAAACATATGGTTTTGGTCGATCTTGCGCTCACAGAGGGTATGAGGAAAATCAATCTTGCAGAAGTACAAACAACGCACAACAACGCATGGTTAGAGAGCGAGGAGGGAGGTGACTTCCTGCGGCTGCTCAATCATAAGTTGGAGTGGGCGATCAAACAAGACCCTTACTGGGGCCCTCAACAGGGCTACTAGGAAGGGCACGCGCGAACTCACA